AGCGGCTGAGTCAATCACCATCAAAGACCCATCCCACAAGCGTCTATGGCGCATGGACAAGATTCCCTGGACAGAGCACAATACCGAGGCATTCGCCGGCCTGCACAACAAGGGTAAGAGGATTGTCTTGATCTTCGATGAGGCCAGCGCGATTGCCGACAAGATATGGGAGACAGCAGAGGGAGCGTTGACTGATGAGAACACAGAGATTATCTGGTTGGCGTTCGGGAACCCTACACGGACGGATGGCAGGTTCAAGGAATGCTTCGGGAAGCTCAAGCATCGCTGGAAGACGATGCAGATCGATTCCAGAGACGTTGAAGGGACGAACAAGGCAGAACTTAACCGCCAGGTGGCCGACTATGGAGAGGATAGTGATCATTGTCGAGTCTGGATACGAGGAGAATTTCCCAGAGTAGGTTCGCAGGGGTTTATCTCTGGTGAGGTGGTCGACCAGGCTCGAAGGTACACAGCAGAGGGCTATGAGCGACTTCCGAGGTATCTAGGGGTGGATGTAGCCAGATTTGGTGATAATGAGACAGTGATTGGGTGGAGGCAGGGCAGGAAGTTCGTGATATTGGATAAGTTAAGGGAAAAGGATGGGGTATTCATAGCCAATAAGTTGATTGAGTACCAAGACACCATCAAGCCGGATGCGATCATAGTGGATGGGGATGGGGGCTGGAGTGGGTCAATTATTGACCATTTGAAATTCAGTCGGTTTGGGAAGAGGGTTTACGAGTTTCACGGGTCGCCTGATGCGAATGATGACAGGTGGTTCAATCGCAGAACTGAGGTATGGGGGCTGATGAAGGAATGGCTGGGTAATGGGGCTGATATACCTGACGACCCTGAGCTGGCTGAACAGCTTACAGGGCCGAATTATGACTATACGAAGGGGAAGCGACGGCCTGGAAGTCTGTTTATCGAGCATAAGGACAACATGAGGTCCAGAGGGATTGCATCGCCTGATATTGCGGATTGCTTGGCATTGACGTTTGCGGTGAAGGTAGCCCCTCCAGTGCCAAAGGATAAGCCCAGGTACGCCTATGCAGGACAGATGGATACAGGCTGGATGAATTAGCATGGAGAATACAGGTCAAGAAGTCCAGGAATGGTACAAGGCGCAAGAAGCCAAATACCAGGAAATCATTGCGTCCGTGGATTCAGGGTACCGGCGGTGTATGGCAGCCTTGGATGAAGCTACACAGAGGAAGAATGACCTTGAGAAAGAAAGGGACATTGTAGCCCCCCAGAAGCCCGCGCCGCCCACTTCCGTTATTAAGTATTGCATGAAGCGTACACCGCGCAAGCGGAGGGTAGGGTGGCATCTAAAGAGAGCAGAGAGGGATATTTACTTGCCACCCGACCCTACTCCTGAATCCGCCTATGTGCTTCCAAGGGAAGTCTACATTAGAGCGATAATGGAATCAGAGATTTCGCAGAAAATGAAATACGCGGAAGTCAACTTGCACCACCGCACCTACATAGGGGCAACTTTCTAAATATGAGGGAAGGTTAATTAAAGATGCGTATTTCAAACGTTTATCGTGGTCCAATTTCACGGGTCGGTAAACCCTCACCAGTTCGACGGGTAGGTAAACCCGTTGGGCCAAGGAAACCCATTCCGCAGGTTGGTAAATCCCTCGGATTAAAGAAGTCCTCACCAATTTCAAGGGTTAGTAAACCTTCACCGGTTCCACGGGGTAGACTCTCACCAGTTGCGCGGGGCAGACCCACAGGTTTTCCACGGGTCGGTAGGGCACTCGGATTAAAGAAACCCAAGCGGGTTTCGTCTCCTACTGCAAGCAAGGCAGTAGCAAGAAAGATGGTTCCATCTGCAAGCCCACAAAGCCAGTGGCGAATCCGTTACCCGTGAGTAAAACTATGCGTGAAGCGGAGCGCAGGAGAAAAGAGAAAATAGCCCTGAAGAAACTTATTGAAGCCGCTGAATCTATTATTGCCAGGCATGAGAGGGGAGAACCTGCTGGGATGAGTGTATTGGAGATTTCTGAAGAGATGATTGAGATTGAGCGCAGGATTCTAGGCGATATTCTCATTGATAATCGCCAAATCGAGCATTTCCCCATCAGTAACCAGTCTTTTTACCATGAACCACACAAAATCATCTTTGACGCAATGGTTCTAGTGAAGTTCGGGGGCCTCCAGATAGATATTGTGACCCTTGCAGAAGAATTGAAAAGTTTTAAGAACCTGGAGAGAGTTGGCGGTGTGGCGTATCTCGCAAAACTAACAGACTTGGGAAGCCTGAAAGGAGAAAATGATGCCCTGCAATAAACCAAAACCGAAGCCTAAGCCAAGACCAAAGCCCACGAAAGGATACTAAGTGACCTTCTTTGACCCACCAATCGAGCAAGAGGACAAGAGCGCGGACCTAGATCTGAATGGCCGCACAGTGCGCCCGCTCCGGGCCGACATATTCGGCAAGAGATTGGAAGTGCCGTATCAAGGCAAGATGATGGTCCCTGACGTGGCGAAGAAGGTTACAGATGACTTCAAGGTGGAGATTGTGGCTGTTGGCCCGAAAGTTTACGACGCCAAGGTGGGCGAGATTGCCGTTATTGGTATTTACCGGGACATAGAGATTGGGAAGATGGTGGTATTTCAAGAGGATGATATTCGGGTGATCCTCTGATGACCGAGAAAGAGGAAAGGTTCGCTAGGATAGCTGAAAATGCGCGCGCGCACGAGGGTACCTTGAAGCCCTGGCTGACCAAGACCCAGATATACGCAAGCAACTTGATGAATTTCTTGCCGAACTGGAAGCTATAGGAAGGGAATATGCACGAGAACGATAAGTTCTTAGAGAAGGCAATGGAGAGGTTCAAGCTGGCCTCAGAGGCTGAGTCTGACATCCGCAAGGATTCACTGGATGATTTGAAGTTCTCGGTTGGGGAACAATGGCCAGCAGACGTACAGGGGACTCGTGGGACAGATGGCCGCCCTGCCTTAGTTTTGAATCGCATCCCGCAGTTCTTGCGCCAGGTCACAAACGAGCAAAGAGAGCAACGCCCTTCCATCCAGATTAACCCGCGTGGTGGGGATGCAACGGTGAAGTCGGCAGAGATTATGCAGGGGATTATCCGGCATATCGAGGTGAGTGGGGAGGCAAAAATTGCCTATGACAGTGCCTTTGATATGATGGTGAGGATTGGGTTCGGGTATTTCAGGGTGAGAACTGATTATACGGAGTTTGGAGGGATTGAGCAGGAAATCCTGATTGACCCCATCAAGAACCCATTCAACGTGTACTTCGACCCTTACTGCTCTGAGCCCGACTATTCGGATGCCAAGTTTGCTTTCATTATCAGCGACATCAACTCTGCTAAGTTCAAGCGACAGCACCCTGATTCAGAGATTTCCAAGGTATCAGACTTCACGACCATAGGGGACGCTTCGCCTGGATGGGCTTCGAGTGAGGCTATTCGCGTAGCTGAGTATTTCTACGTGGAGGAGACGAAGGAAACGCTTTACCAGTTGAATACAGGTGAAGTGGTGAGGGGGGCTCAGGAAAGGGCCATGGCTGAGAGTATCGGCTTCCAAGTGGTTGACGAGCATGTGAAAACCATTCGCAACATCAAGTGGGCCAAGATCACTGCGATGGATGTGCTGGAAAAGAACGATTGGGCCGGTCAGTGGATTCCGATTATCCCGGTGCTGGGCGAGGATATTGAGATTGACGGGAAAAGACATTTATGCGGGATGGTCAGAAATGCTAAGGATGCCCAGCGCATGTATAACTATTGGGTTTCGGCGGCTACCGAGAGGATTGCACTTGCTCCGAAGGCTCCCTACATCGCCGCAGAGGGCCAGTTGGAAGGGTACGAAAAGACCTGGGAGGATGCAAACAGAAGGAATTTCGCTGTTCTGCCGTATAAGCCGGTTTCCCTTCAAGGCCATCCAGTACCCCCGCCACAGCGCCAGGTGGTTGAGCCTGCCATCCAAGGGATGCTGGCCATGACAGCGCAAGCGGATAACGACTTGAAGGCCACAATGGGGATTTACGACGCTTCGCTGGGTGAGCGTGGACCGGAGCAGTCAGGGAAGGCAATTCTGGCACGGCAGAGGCAGTCAAACATCGCCACCTTGAATTATGCAGATAACCTTTCGCGCTCGATTCGGTTCTGTGGGCGTATCCTGATGGATTTGATACCGCATATCTACGATACACCGAGAATTCAGAGGATTATCAACCCTGATTCCACGGTAGATAATGTGGTGCTGTTCAAGGGGCAGGGGCAGCAAGAAAGTGCCCAAGGGATGCAGACTCAAGAGATTCGCAGGGTATTTGATGTCAGCGCGGGCCGGTATGACGTGACGGTATCGGTTGGTCCGTCTTACCAGTCAAAGCGGCAGGAGGCAGTAGCGTCGCAACTTGAGTTTATCAAGGTATTCCCGGCGGCAGCGCAGATTGTGGGGGATTTGGTTACGCGAAATATGGACTGGCCGCAGGCTGATGCTTTCGCCGACCGGCTCAAGAAGATGTTGCCGCCTGAATTCCAGGATAAAGACGACCAAGACCCACAGGAACAGTTACAGCAGGCACAGTCAAAACTTGCCCAAGTGGAGCAGATGGCCGACCAGCTTACCAAGGCACTTAACGCTGCCACTGAAACCATCAACACGAAGAAACTGGAACTGGAATCAAAGGAAAGGATCGCGGCCATCAAGGCGCAAGTGGACTTGGTGCGTACTCAGGCGCAGATTGAGGGCCAGGGGAATATGGAATTCTTGAAGGCGCAGTTCTCGGTTATTACGCAGAAGATTGAGGCACTTTACCAGGATGAGCCGGTTAAGCCTTCACCTGAAGCTATACCAACAACTTAGAGGAGATTACGATGGGCAGCGAATCTGACGTAACAGTAACTTCACTGGATGACCAAGGACAAATTGTGTCCAAGACTGAGCCGATGGAAGACCCCGTGAAGGAACCTGAAAAGGTTGA